ACTTTAATGATATAAAAGAAATTATATACCACGAGGTAGATGAACCAGTTTATGATATAGAGGTAGAGGAGTTTCACAATTACTTTGTTACTGAGGAAAATATCATTTCTCACAATTCAGGCAAGACGTACAACATTCTTATTTGGTTCATTGTAAAACTCCTTCAAGAAAACGGCAAAACGCTAACTATTGTCCGTCAATCACTCCCATCTATCAAAGGTTCAGTATTGAGGGACTTTGTGGACATACTTACAAGGTTGAACATCTATTCAGAGGACAACCACAACAAAACTGAGCAGATTTACTATCTAAATGGGAATACGATTGAGTTTGTTTCTGCCGACCAACCTCAAAAGATTAGGGGTAGGGCAAGAACATACTTATTCTGCAATGAGGCAAATGAACTGTCTTACGAGGCTTGGATGCAGTTAATCATGAGGACTGAGGGTAAGATAGTGATTGACTACAATCCTTCTGATGTGGCGAGTTGGATTTATGACTCAGTTATTCCAAGGGATGATGCCGACTTCAACATTACTACTTTCAGAGACAACCCATTCCTCCCAAAAGAATTGGTTGACGAATTAGAACGCCTAAAAGATGCTGACCCTAACTACTGGCAGATTTATGGTCTTGGTGAACGTGGTTTGAGCCAAGATTTGATATATACACATTACAAGACAACTGAGCATATGCCTGAAGATGGTGAGGTGGTATATGGTCTTGACTTTGGATTTAACGTTCCGAGTGCATTGGTGAAGGTGATGTTTGTTGAGGGTGCTGCTTATGCGCAAGAATTGTTGTATGAAACCAGGTTGACCACAAATGATTTGGTGGATAGGCTAAAGCTTCTTAATATTGACCCGTACGATGAGATATTTTGCGATGCAGCAGAGCCAAAGACGATTGAGGAGTTGGTAAGAAATGGTTTTAACGCCAAGCACGCAAATAAAGATGTGACGGAAGGAATAAGGACTATAAAAGGCACTCCCTTGTTTATTCAGCAAGATAGTGTAAATTTACTGAAGGAATTGAAGAATTATCGGTGGAAAACCGATAGAAATGGCAATAAACTTGATTCACCCGTAAAGTTTGGTGACCATATTTGTTTTGTTGGTGATACTATGATTACTACTATCAATGGACTGAAAAGAATTGATAGCATAACAACTAATGACTTAGTATTAACTTCAGAAGGATATAGAAAAGTAAATAAGCTCTTTGATAACGGAGTGCATCTTGTGGAAAAGTATTTGATGCGATTCGATACGTTTGAGATAACTTTGGTTTGTACACCAAATCATAAAGTTAAAACAAACAAAGGATGGATAGAGATTTCGAAATTAAAATCGGGGATAAAGGTTTACCTCAACAATTTTATAGAGGAAAATCATTTACATTGTCATCAGGAGAAAGGTATTTCAACAACGGAAGAAACAAAATGCATTGGTGGGTCTGGGAGCATGAGCATAGAAGAAAAAGACCAAAAGGGTATCACATTCACCACATTGACGGAAACACATGGAATAACCGAATTGAAAACCTTGAACTCATTGAGTCAAAAAAACATCATTCATACCACATCACAAAAAGAGTTGCGGAAAATAAGGAATGGTTTGTTGAATTTCAGAAGAAAGGGATTGCCAAAGCTCCAGAGTGGCATAAATCGCCTGAAGGAATTAAATGGCACAAAGAACACGCAAAAAACCATAACTTTGGAAAACAAGACTATGGGATGGCAAAATGCTTACTATGTGAAAAGGAGTATCACAAAAAAACTGCCTTTGCTAAATACTGCCATCCAAACTGCAAAGCTAAAGCACTTCGAATCAGAAGGAAGTTGGAAGGAAAGAGTTTATGATTTAAGTGTTGATACTACTCACGAATATTTTGCAAATGGCGTATTGGTTCATAATTGCGATGCCCTACGTTATAGCATTTTTAGTAAGTTAACAATCCCTAAGATAACTTGGGGGGCAATATAAATAAAAATGGGTCTATTTGATATTTTTGGTAAGAAGAAGGGGTTGAATCCAAATCAAAATGTTCCTCCTTCATTTCAAGGCGTTAATGGTGCAGTCCTACAACAATACAATCAAGAGTCTTATGTAAAGGATGGCTACCTTGGCAATGCTGATGTGTATGCCATTGTGAGCTTTCTTGCACGCAAGTCAGCAAGTATTCCTTGGTATGTGTATCGTTTAAACAATGGCGAGAAAGCCAGAACGTCATTGATGCGATATAAGCAACTCTCAAGAGGATTGCAGGCAGGTCAAGGCGCATATGAGCAAGCCATCCTTGCAAGAAAGAACGCTTACTCAGAAAACGTTGTGATGGGTACTCCTCTATCTAATCTCCTTGAGCGACCAAACCCATCTCAAGCGCAGGATCAGTTCCTTGAGAACCTAATTGGTTACCATTTCCTCAGCGGTGAGGGTAACATTTACGGCAACACAGGAATCAGTGGAAACAAAGTGTTGGAGATGTTCGTTTTGCCTACGCAGTTCCTTGACATCTACCCTGACCCAAATGACCTATATGGCATCCTTGGGTATAAGCTAATGGTTGACCAAGGCATTGACATAGAGAAAAGCAGGGTATGTCAATGGAAAACATGGAATCCAGACTTTAATGCAAGTACAAGAACGCACCTAAGAGGTCTCTCTCCACTTCGCGCTTCTTACAAGACTCTTAGAATGTCAAACGCTGCTGCTGATGCATCAGCAATGATGGCTTACAATGGTGGAGCAAAGGGTGCATTAACTCCAAAGGTAGTAGGTTCAATCTCAGCTCAACCATCAATGGAGCAAGCCAACCTTATTAAGAGGAAGCTCAATGATGATGTAAATGGTACACAGAACAAAGGAAGGATTGATGTACTTCAGACACCTTGGGACTATCTTAATTTTGGTTTGAGTAGTGTTGACATGGAATTGGTTAAGACAATGCAAATGTCAATGCACCAATGGTGTAGGGTATTCGGGTTGCCTGCTGTGCTATTTGATACTGACACATCAAGTTACAACAACTACCAGAACGCAATGCGTGACTTGGTAACCAACACAATTGTGCCAAAGTTGTGCCAATTGCGTGATGAGTTGAATAAATGGCTTGTTCCAAGATATGGTGAGGACTTGTACATTGACTTTGACATCACAGCACTTCCAGAGATGCAGCAAGACATGGAGCGAATGACCCGCTCACTTCGTGATGCAAACTGGTTGACATTTGATGAGAAGCGTGTGGCAATGAACTACTCAGAGAAAGAAGGGCCATACGAATACTCTTATGTCAATGGTGGACTGGTAAGGCTTGACCAAGTAGGAATGGATTTGACTGTGCCTGACTCAACAAATATGGTGACTGATGGAACAAGTAACGGCTACGACTACGGACACGATGATATGGTCAATGGTGATGACTCTGCATCCCAAGACGGAATCGGAGAAGAAATGCCTAATTGAGAAAAGGATGATGGACAACCTAAGGTTGTGGCATAAAAAAAGATTGATAGATGAACGCGAAAGAGCGAGAGCAATATTGGCGCAAGACACAAATGCTTAGAATTGATATAGAGAAAAAATATATCAATGCTATCCAAAAGTCTGTGTTCAATGAGTTCAAGAGTTTCGCGAAAAGCATAGAGAAGATTGGTGTTGAGGCATCAATCTCTCAACTTGCATTGAATCTGTGGGAGAAAGAGTTGATCAAGGTCTTTGAAGCAATGTACAAGGAAACTGTGGTGACTTTTGGAAACGCAGTTTATAGGGTATTGAAGATTGAGGCACAGCAAAAGGGTGAGACATTTGGATACAATGCTCAATGGACTAAAGAGATACTTGAGTTCTTGATGGTGAAGGGTTTCACACTTGTTGCAGGAATTACTCAGACCACTAAGAAGCGATTGATTGACATAGCAAATAAAGGTGTACAAGAAGGACTGAGTGTTGATGAGATTGTTAAATTGATACTTGATGATAAAGAGTTAGAGTACTCTAACATAAGGGCGAGAAGGATTGTGAGGACTGAAGTGATGCGTGGGTCAAATATTGGAGCGATGAAAGGGGCAGAGGCGCATGGCTTCCAAGTTGATAAGCAGTGGATAAGTGCAAGAGATAGCAGAACGAGGAGGATTCCAGAGGATGAGTTTGATCATGTTGATTTAGATGGGGTGGTTGTACCTTTTGAACAACCATTTACATCAAATGGAAAGAAGGGTGAGTCGGTAGTGGCAATGCAACCTGGGGATATTAGCGCACCTGCTGGGTTTACTATAAATTGCCGTTGCACAGTTGGCTTTATCCCCAAACGTGATGCAAATGGTAGACTAATTATGAAGCCTAAATTAAGTGGATTTACAATAGATTAAGTATGCCAATATATCTTTGCGAAAGTAATGGTAAATACAGGATTGGAGAAGGTGAATGTATGTACACATCAAGAGCGAGTGCTGAACGCGCTTATGTTGCATATCTTGCTCAAGAAGATGATGAAACAAAGGCAATTGACCAAAACAAAGTGAGTTTTGATTTTGATGATACTTTGACTCAAGAAAGGTGGCAGAACAAGGCGATGATGCTAAAAGAAGAAGGAAAGACTGTGTACATTGTAACAAGAAGGCAAGAGGAGCAAAATGATGCTGTTTATGCTGTTGCTGACAAGATTGGAGTACCAAGGTCAAGAGTTTACTTTACCAATGGTAAGATGAAATGGGAAACAATTAAAAGACTCGGCATTGGTACGCACTATGACAACAATGAGGATGAAATAAGATTAATTAGAGAAAATACAGAAGCAAGAGGTATCTTAGTAGAGGAAAAGAGTTTTGATATGTATCTAAAAGAGGAGACATATAATGACTACCCAGAAGCTGCAACCAACAACGCAAAAAGGGCATTAAAATATAAAGAGGAGAATGGAAGCGATTGTGGTACACCAGTTGGTTGGGCAAGAGCAAATCAGTTGGCAAGTAGAGAGAGAATAAGTAGAGATACCATTGCAAGGATGGCATCTTTCAAAAGGCATCAGCAACACAAGGATGTGCCATACTCAGAGGGGTGTGGTGGGATTATGTGGGATGCTTGGGGTGGCGATGCTGGCATTGAGTGGGCAATTAGAAAATTAAACCAAATAGATAATAAAAAAAGTATGATATACAATTACAAATCATTTGAGGCCAATGTTAAGGATGTTGACTCAAAGAAAGGCGAGGTTAGCGGTTATTTTTCTGCATTTGGAATGGTTGACTCCGATGGTGACATCATGATGCCAGGTGCTTTCAAGCGTTCTATCCAAGACTGGGGGCCAGAAGCAAAAGGAAGAGTAAAGCATCTTTTGAACCATGACCCAAGCCAACCACTTGGTAAGATTGTTGAGTTGAAAGAAGATAGTTATGGTCTTTTCTATCGTTCACAAGTTGGAACGCATAGGCTTGGTCAAGACTTCATAAAAATGGTTGAGAGTGGGTTGATTGGTGAACATTCAATCGGATTTAGGATACTGAGAGAGCAGAAAAACAGTAGCGCAAACGAGATTCACGAGGTGATGCTTTTTGAAGGTTCAAGCCTTACTGCTTGGGGCGCAAATGAATATACACCAATTTTGGGGATAAAAAGTTTAGATGAATCTGTCAAGATACAAGAACAAATTAAGACATTTGAGAAGTTTATCAGAAACAGCGATGTGACTGATGAGACAATTGAACTATGCTTGATTAAGGTCAGGCAATTGGCGCAAGCGATTGAAAAGGCGAGTAGCACACAGGCAGTTGAAAATACACCTGTGCAGCAAAAGAATAACGAGGTGCTTGAGCAATCACTCATATCAATATTAAACAAATTCTAAAAATTAGGTAAAATGGAAGATCTTAAAAAATTTGAAGCTGCTCTTGAAGCCAAATTGGCCGAGCAGAAGGCAGAAGTTACTGCCAACACAGAGAAGGCTGCTAAGGCTTTTGAATCAAGGGTAGAAGCCATCAACGAAGAACTCGTTGCTGCTAAGAAGTCTGTTGCTGATGCTCGTCAAGAAGTTCTTGAGGCTAAGGCTGCTTTCGGAAAGTTGCAAGCAGGTGAATCCAAGAAGGTTGCTGCTAACTATTCTGAGCATATCAATGACATCAAATCTGCAATTGGCGATTCAATCGTAAAAGGTTACGATTCTATCAAATCTGCAATTCGTGGCAACGGTTCAGGTTTCCTTGCAAACCTTGACCTTAAGACTGTAGGTGTTATGACAGAAGGTACAAACCTGACTGGTAATGCTTATGTATCTTATGTTGACAACGCTTACATGAGGGCTTTTGTTAATCCTCACCTGCGTTCTGTATTCAACATTATCCCTGTTTCTACTGGTTCAGTATCTTTCCCTCGTGGTAACACTCCAGTTGGTGAAGGTTCTTTCGGTAAGCAAACTGAGGGTTCTGCTAAAGCACAACTTGATTACGATGTAACTGTTGTGAACAAGGCTCTCCAATTCATTGCTGGTTATGTTAAAGTTAGCCGTCAGATGATTGATGATTTGCCATTCTTGCAAGCATATCTTCAGCAGTCTCTGATTGAAGATTTCCAAAAGGCTGAAGATACTTATTATCTGAATGACCTTGCTTCTGGCGCAACTGCTGGTGTTTCTTCTGGTGCTAACACTGCTGAGAAGTTCGTTGACTACGTTGCTCAGTTGGGTGCTGCTAACTGGAACGCAAACTTGATCTTGACCACACACGCTGGTTGGGCTTCAGTTCTGAAAACAGTTCCTTCTGGTGGTTCTTACTCTGTACCTGGTGGCATCACCATTGATACTGCTGGTAACATCCGCATGATGGGTATTCCTGTAGTACCTCATTCTTTGGTTACAGCTTCTAAGGCTTACGTTCTTGATACTACCAAATTTGCAATTGCACAACAAGGTGGTCTCGCTGTTCGTAGCACAGAGTTTGACCAAGATGATTTCATCAAGAACTTGATTACCTTCCGTTGCGAAGCAAGGGCTGACCTGCTCAGTTTCCAACCTGGTGCTTGTGTTTACGGTGCTATCTAAGTAGGTTGTTTTTTTAAAGTGTATATTTGGGGGGCGGTATTCTTATCGCCCCTTTTTTTAACTTTGTACTATGGAAGTAAAAATACTATCTACTAACAACTCAAAAATGCTTTATAGTGCATTGAAAGAGATGCACAGAAACTCATTGAGTGGTGAGGTTGTGTATGCTGTTTCACATGAAAACGCAAAGACATCTTTCAACCTATCAATGCAGAAGATAATGCAAAGCACAAGTGGAGTGCTTTTGCTCTTTGAAGATGATGTTGAGATAAGGGATTTTAGTCATTTTGAGGAGGCAGTTTCTCAGTTACCAAGTGATTGGGAATTGTGCTACCTTGGGGCAAACCTTATTGCTCCAATTGAGAAGTATAGCGAGAACCTTTACAAGACATTTGGCGCATGGACTACTCATGCAGTGATGTACAATAATCCTAAAGAGTTGTGCAAAGGATACACCGACACAAGCATTATGTTTGATGATTGGCTAAAGACATGGATACACCCAAGAGGAAATACTTATATTATTAAACCTATGATTGCTTGGCAGAAGCCACACCAAAGCGATTTATGGGGTCACTATGCTGACTACTCAAGAATATTTGATGACTCAGCAGCAAAACTTATTTAACTATGAATATTGTCGCTTCTGTCCATCTTTATCCACCAGATCACAACTGCGGTGCAGAATGGATGCTCCACTTTATGCTAAAAGACCTACAAGCAAAGGGTCATCACGTTAGGATACTTTTACACGATGCTAACAAGTACAAGATTAGGAATAATTATGTCTTTGATGGAATTGATGTGTTTCCTCCAAATCAAAGTGTAATTGATGGGCTAATGCGATGGGCGCACGCTGTTTTTACCCATTTGGACTATACAAGGTGGACAATCCATACGGCAAAGATGTATAGAAAGCCTGTTTTCCATTTGATACACAATTCTCACCCATACCCAGAGATAATTGATGCGGAGAAAAAACAGCATATAATATACAATTCTTTATGGTTAAAAGAACTTTTGAATTATAATTTTAGTAATTTTATAGTGACTCCGCCAGTAGACTACAATTACTATGATTTGGAGAATGAGCCTGAGAAGTCTGAATACATCACTTTAATAAACTTAAACGAGAACAAAGGCGGTAAGATATTTGGCGAGATTGCAAGAGCAATGCCACACAAGTCATTTTTAGGTGTTTTTGGCTCATATGATGAGCAAATAACTCAAAACCTGCCAAATGTGACTTATGTGCCTAATTCGCCAGATATTAAGCAATGGTACGCTAAGACAAGGATACTTCTCATGCCATCAAAGTATGAGTCGTGGGGAAGGACAGCAACTGAGGCGATGTGTAGTGGAATACCTGTAATTTGTACTGATACACCTGGGTTGAAAGAGAATTGTGATAAGGCAGGGATTTATATTAAAGATAGAAACAATGTCAAAGACTGGGTTGAAGCCATTACAAAGCTGGATGACAAAAAAGCCTATTCATGGGCATCAAGAAAAGCAAAAGCGAGATCAAGAGAGTTTGACACAAGAAAAACGCTTGATGAGTTTGAGAACTGGTTCAGAGAAAGTGTTAATAAATATAATTAAAGATGACATATATAGACGGCATAACAATATTAGCTGATGCGGTTGTAGAACCGGTAAGCCTTACTGATGCTAAGAATTGGTTGCGTATTGGCAATTACGACACTGATGATGTGCTGATTGGTGATTTATTGAGTGCTGCAAGGGTGCATATTGAAAAGCTGACAGGATGCTCTTTGGTTAACAAGTCAGTAAGGATAAATGTTGAACTGACTCCACAAAGCCAAGGCTTTTGGATTCTTGATGTACCTTATGGGCCATTAGGATGTGTTGATGAAGTGAAGATGAAAACTGGGATGAACACATATGACATACTTACCAAAAATGATGAGTATGAAGTGATAGGCGGTAAAATTTGGCTATATTCACCAGGTATTTATGTGATAAAGTATCAATGTGGGTTTAACACTCTTCCAGAGGATTTGGCTACTGATATACTTACTTTGACAGCTTGGTCATATGAGAATAGGGGCAAGAAGATGAATAATGACCCAAAAAACAGAATGACTGAGTTTCCTTCATGGAATGGGTTGAACTATCATCAATATAAAAAAGTAGTTATTTAGTGAGTGGGTTCAAATTAAATATAAATGAAGGAAGGTTTAGGGATATGCTCAATGAGTATAAAAAGACTGTGAATGAGATATCCGCTATGATGGATGCAGAAATAGCATCACATGGTGAATTGATGGCTACAAGTGCTAAAAATATGTGTCCTGTGGATACAGGAAGATTAAGAAGTTCAATAAGCCTAAAAAAGCAACAATTTATGTCTTATGAACTTGTTGCCCAAACTGATTATGCTGCTTATGTTGAGTTTGGAACTGGAAAAGGATTTATTCCAAATGGAGAACCTTGGGATAGTGTTGCATCAAAGTTTAAAGGTAAAGGAATAAAACAAGTAAATTTGCCCCCAAGACCATATATGAGACCAAGCATTTTGGCTTATATTCCAAGTTTAACTAAAAGTATTGAGAACTTAATTAATGAAAAAAGGTCAGTATAATGCTTGATTGTTCAAATAATGTAAGAACTATATATATAAATGCCTTAAATGGTAACATTTCTTATGGTAGTAAGAATGTGCCTGTTTATGGGCAACAACCATTTACAACTACACCTCAGAACTATATAGTAATTTCATCAATTAATGAGGTAGCAGTAAACACAAATAACTCGTTTGGGAATAGTGTTGATGTTACAATTGATATATTTAGCGAACAATACAGAACCTATGATAATTCAATTGTTGACAATATATCATCTCAAATATTAAATATACTTATACCTGACACTCAAGTCAATGGGTTTAGTGATATATATTTTGAGGTATTCCCTACTCAGAGAACTTCATCAAGTTATTTGCCAGTAATGGAAGGTCAAAATTTTGTTGCGAGAAAGATAATAACAATTAGTAATTTAGTAATTCAAAAATAGAATAAAATGGCACAGCAAATTTTAGGATCATTGCAGAACGTTGAGATAGATGTAGCCGGTGGCTCATCATACCTCAATCTGGTATGTCTGCGTACTTCATCTGTAAATACAACAGTTGATTCAACTACAGAGCAAACAAATTGTGGCGCATTGACAAGTGTAGCAGAACCAACAATGAGTGTTGATTTTGATGCAATTTGTGAAGTTGCTCCAACTGTTTCTCAGATTTCTTATGAGTCGCTTTTGGCTGCTATGGTAGCTAAAACTCTCATAAGTGTAAGAGTACAGAACCCAGTTGTTAGTGGTTCAAGCGCAGGTGCTACCTACTACCATCAGTTTCTTGGCTACATCACTTCTTTGACTCTCAATCAGTCAACTACTGAGTTTATCAACTTCTCTGGAACAATCTCCTCTACTGGAACTATTGATGTTACACCTTAATTATGAACTATACTACTTTTACTATTAACGATACTAAGATTGGACTCAAATTTGGAATGGCATCTTTTAGATATTTGCAAACCAGATTTGTAGAAGGAATAGCATTTAATGATGATGGATTAAATGAGATAGGAATATCACACATCATTTATAGTGGTTATTTCAATAATTGTTTGATTAAGGATGTTGAGCCATCATTATCATTTGGAGAAATAGTTGACTACATTGAGTCAAACTTGAAAAATGATGATGTACTTGAGGAGATTAAAAAGGTTGTGAATTTATGGTCTGAGAGTGATTTTATAAAGAAAACTCAAACAGAAACACAAGAACAACCAAAAAAAAAGACTACTCGTGGGAAGAAATAGAGTCATTTGCGTTTGGTGATTTGTGTTTACTGCCGAATGATTTCTATGCAATTAGTCCGAGAGAGTTTTCTTTGATGATAAGAGGAAGTGAAAACCGAAAGGTTGACACTTACAAGCAAACAAGACTTTTGATGTTTACAATGGTGCGGTTAATGGGTGACCCAAAGACTGCACCAAAAACACCAGAAGCATTGTGGGAGTTGCCAGGAGATGAAGAAAATGGCAATGTGATGACTGATGATGAGATGCGAGAAATATTTAAAAGGTTGGGTAAATGAGTTCAAGTCCATTTGTTTTTGAGATAGGTACAGACATTACTAAATTCACTAAATCTATTAGTGAGGTTGAGAATGAATTGAAAGACCTAAAGAATGTACTTAAAACTCAGACTGGTGCTGCTATTGTAGAAACAAATAAGCAGATTAAGGCTCTTGAAAACAGTCTTGTTGACCTTCGCAAAGTAGGACTTGACCAATTGCCTAAAGGTGTTGCGAATGGCACAAATGCACTTTTTTCACTTAACCAAGTTGCAAGAGACTTGCCTTTTGGATTTGTTGCAATTCAGAACAACTTACCACAAGTTATTGACTCATTCACTCAATTAAGCAAGGAAAGTGGTGGAGTAAAAAATGCATTTAAATCACTTGGAAGTGCATTGGCAGGCCCAGCAGGATTGTCATTTGCTTTTGGTGCTGCAATAGCAGGAATCACAGGTCTTGTGCAATCATATGGCTCATTAGGTGCTGCTGTTACAGATATATTTGGTTTACAAGTAAAGCAAAAAGATTTACAAAATTCACTCAATTTAGCTTATGCTAATTCAAATGGTGAAATAGCAGGAGAGGTTGCAAATCTCAATTCCTTAAATAAAATACTTACAAGCACTAATTCAACATTAGAGCAAAGAAATGGTGCTTATGATCAACTTAATAAATCATACCCAGGTATTTTATTTGGAATAAGTAAAGAAGAAATAGCATCAGGAAAAGTAAATGAGCAAATAGCAAAAAGAATAAAATTATATTCTTTACAATTAGAACTTGAAGGTAAGGCTGATTCAATAAGAGAACTTATATCTAAATCAGCAAAAGAACAACTTGAGTTAGGCGCAAAATTAAAGACTGGTGGATTCTTTGATGTTCTTGGTTTACAATTAAAAGGATTTTTCCAAACTGGTGATGCAGGTGTTGGTGGTGTATTATCTGCCGTTACAAACACATTCCAAAAAACAAATGCAGAGGCAGAATTTTTTAAGGGCAATTTAGATAAAGTAAATCAAGAATTAGTTGTTGTAAATGGTGAAGTTGATAAGTTAGTAAAAGGTCAAAAGGCATCTGAAGCAGCATCAAAAAGTGCTGCAAAAGAAAATGAGAATTGGGCAAAAAAATCTGCTGAATCATTTTATAAATATAATGGTGAAGCATTAGGTGCAGAGAAAGCATTTTCAAGTTTTGTTGTAGGTACAACAAACTTGCAAAAAAAGTCAATTTCTGATTTAGTTGAAGCAAAAAAGAAAAACAGAAAAGAAGACAAGTCATTAGCAACTTCAATTGCTCCTACAACATTAGTACCACCAACTGGTTTTGGAATAACAAAAGAAGCCTTTGATAAAGGTGTTGCAGGGATTGAGTTGAATAATCTTATCACAAAGTTTGAAAATGTTAAAGGACAACTTGAGAACGTATTTTTTAATCCTTTGAGTGATTTATTTTCAAACTTCTTTGAAACAGGCAAATTTGCATTCAAGGATTTCACTAAATCTATTTTGCAAGCAATATCACAAATTGTATCTAAAATTATTGCTACTGGTATTATACAACTTATTGCAAATATTTTAGTACCAGGAGGTGCAGCAGCAGCAGGAATTGGGCTTAAAGGTGGAGGGTTCTTAAAAACAATTGGCTCAGCGTTAGGATTTAGTAATGTCGCTGCTCCATCATTTGCTGGTGTTGGTGCAGGTTCAATTGGAATGAGTGGAAGTGTTAACATGGTTTTGAGAGGTAGTGATTTGGTGGGGTCAATTAATCGTACAAATTCAACAATTAATAGAGTTGGCTAAAGCAGAAAAATATCGTTATAGTTTCAAGACACTTGAAGGTCAGACTTGCACAGTTAGGTTTGAGTTTGAAGGGTGGGGTGGTTCATCTACTACTTTGGTAGGTGCTGACCAACCTTTTACGCTTGGTGAGTTCAATACTGATGAGAATATATTTAAGCCGATAAGGGCGCAATTGGCAACAATGAACATAATCGGTTCAGCAAGTGGAGTCACAACTGATGACTTTATGATGGACAATAATGATGATGTGATTGTTTATTTTGATTTTGGCACTTGGGGTAACTATTGGATAGGATATTTGACTCAAGATGACTTCCAAGAGACTTGGATTGATACTAACCACATTTTAACGCTTAGAGCGACAGAGGGGCTTGGATTGCTAAAGGAAACGCAACTTGGCGACAATGGTGCAGAATTGATTGGAACTTTTACACCTTTTGAGATTATTGAGTATGCAATGCAAGGCGCGGTGCAGAACTTTGTAGACTACAAGATATACTCAAATCTTTTCTATGCATCAATGAATGATGGTGCATTGTACACAGGGTTTGATCAATGCACAGTTGATGCAAAGGCATTTCAGATTGATGTATTGCAATATGATGACTCTTATACTGCGATTGAAAAGTTAAACACAGCCTTCAATCAGACCATTTATATGTATAAGGGCAAATGGGTAATATTTAGAATTGAGGAACTTTACTGCCCAACAACTGAGAATATAAGAGGATTCAGGTCAATTCTTGGCACAAGAACGCTTTTGAATGACAGATACGATGTAAATGTAGGGGTTGGAGAAAGCGTTAAGCCAATTACACCAGAAATGCTTAGATTCTTGGTAAGAAGAACAAAGCAAGACATTGTACAATTCAACTATGACCCAATCAATGAGATAGTACAAAATGGGTCATTTGCAAGGGGGTCATTTATTAGTGATGTATCAAATGTAAAATCTTACAATCTTGATAGTTGGACATGGCAAGAAGGTGGCACAAGTGGTGCTCCTGCTTTTACAACTTCAACTATTCCAGCAACTGGAACACTTACAAGAGTTGAGGTTTATGATGGTGCTTATGGTATTTTAGAGGATAATTATGTAAGATTTGACTCAGCAATTGCATCATCAAATGCTGTTTATAGATGGATTAAGTCAACTGACCTTGAGATATTACAAGGTGAAAAGATAAGGTTTAGTGTTGATACCAGATATAAAAATGTGTTCACTGATGATGGTGAAAAAAGGCAGGCTTATGTGCTTTTATATGGCAATGTGAATAATTACTACCTAAAAGCAGATGGTACATGGATTCAAACCAATAGCACATTCAGCACAAATGAGAACTACTTAGGTACATCATATTTAACATCTGGTGATCCACTCTATAGCGATTGGGTCACACTTAGTGTTGACTCACAGCCTTGTCCTGACTTTGGAATTATCAATATAATTTTGCTTAGCGACCATAGGACTTGGGAAAGTGGAGGTCAAGAATCATGGTTTAAATCACTCCAAGTACAAGTATTGACAGGGTTCAATGGTCAGTATGAAATTGATATAACAGGTGTTCAGTCAATTTTCACCAAGGCAGCTACCTTAAAAATGGTTGACCAAAGTGAGATATTCTTTGATGATAGCTTCTCAAATAATTTGAAAGGCGCACTTTTAAGAGATGATGGTGTATCGCTAACAGACAGGCAATGGCATAGGAGTAGATATCCATCAGAGATATTAGGTTTTAGGAAGGAAAACGCGGTTGCACATTGGCAATTCAATAGGATTGATAGGAACAAGATTGATGCAAACTTCTTTGGTCTGACTTGGGATGGAGGAAGCGAGCCAATTGGCTTAATTAATACGATTAAATTTGTTGATGATGACCCAAATAAGGTTTATGCCATTTTAAACCTTAAAGAGATTGATTTTGCTTCATCAACTTGGAGTGCAACTTTACTTGAGGTATTTGACAATGATAGGGATGTTGATGACTATGTATTGAAAAATTTTGATGCAGACCCAACAAATAATACCTATATTGGCATCACTAAAGTTCCTTGGACTATTGTAAGTGCTGCTGATTTTACCATCGCAACTGGCAATACATTTACTTACACAGGCTCTACATCAATATCAGTTAATATAGATTGTGAGGTTAATGGTACAATAAATTCATTAACAAGTGGCACAAGTGTAACATTTGACTTTATTATAAATGGTGTATCAAAAGCACAGCAGGTTGTTGATTGTACTACTTTACCAACCTTATTTACATTAAATTTGAACAATATTTCTACTATTAACGCTACTAATACTATGTATGTTAGCATTTCAAACAATGTTGATGAGATTAATATAGGAACTGGTAATTTGACATTTAGTTACTATGTACCAGGTACTCCTACTTATGATCCTTATCAAGACAAATATATCTATCAATAATGGCGGATGCAGTAAAAGCAGAAGGTTTAGTCATAGCTTATCTTTTTGAAGATAATGTCTACCCATTGGCTTGTGCCAAGAACTCATCTATTACAATGAGTAGAGACTTTCTTGAGTTAGCACCTAAGACAAATGGCCTTTATAGAGAATATATAACGGGTAGGAGGGGATTTACGATAAGTGGAAGCGGATTGGTTAAGATGGCGCAAACTTATATGCATCCAATTGAGTTTTTTGGTGACTTTTTTACTGGCACTGATACCAAATTCACCGCTTTTCTTGATCTAATTGATGCGCAAAACAATTATCGTATATATCAATTTGAATGTTATATACAAGATTTGACACTTGATAGCACAATTGGAAACATAGCAAATTATAATTATACCCTTCAAGGAACTGGCAATTTTACTGAGTTGACTGTTGTAGATACTTACACAGTATCAAGTGGTACTATTACCGCTCGCGACCCTGCTGACTACAAACTCGTTGCGGTGGGTTATGGTGGCAAATGGTACTATAACTACACAGTTACAGGGTCATTTGTTATATCACTTGGAACGGCATTGAATGGCACATCAGTTGTTGCTGCATATATTGCATTATAACCATAAATAATCTTAAATTTACAATATGATAGGCGAACACAATTTAAGGCCGATAAAGAAGGGTGACACATGGATTCTCCCATTGTCATTTTGGGAAGATGAGTGTCAAGAGGTTGCTATTGATGTAAGTTCATATACTTTTAAACTTATGGCAAAGAACAGCTCAGGAACTACTATTTTCACGTGGAACGATGCTGATTTTGTTGAGGGTGCTACTAATGAGAGGACAGTCACATTGAGCGCTGTCACTACTGCCACATATACTGTTGGAGAGTTCAATTATGAACTCCAAGTTACTACTGGTGCTGGTGTTTTTACATGGATGCAAGGCTTTGTCCAAGTTGTTGATCAAATAACAAGTTAACGATGGTAATCAAGATTAATTATACAAGCAGTGATGTGTATGTCAGCACATCAGTCTCACCTGTTTATGTGTTCGTGAACTACGGCCCTATAACGAGTAGTGGAGCGGTGTGGGGTGGTATCACTGGAACTTTGAGCGACCAGACTGATCTACAAGATGCGCTTGATGACAAAGTACCTTATACAGGCGCTACTACTAATGTTGATCTTGGTGAGTATGAACTTAAAGCAGGTCAACTTACTCTTGATGTATCGCCTACAGGTACGGCAGCAGTTGGTACTACAAGATGGAACAATACAATCGGAAGCAGCGAGACAACCTTAAAGGGTGGTAGTGTAGTATTGAAGAATGGTGTTGACTTGGTTGCAAGAGTTGTGAATAAGGTTAGTCCTAACACTACACTAACAAAGGCAGCATACCAAGCGGTAAAGGTAAGCGGTGCTCAGGGTCAGAGATTGGCGGTTGCACTTGCTCAAGCAAATAATGATGCAAATAGTGCCGATACAATTGGTCTTGTTACTGAGACAATAGCAACAAACCAAGAAGGGTTCATTATGACTGTTGGGCAACTTGAAGGGGTCAACACCACAGGTTCACTTCAAGGAGAGACCTGGGCAGATGGTGATGTACTTTATTTGAGTGGCACAACGGCAGGAGCATTGACAAACGTAAAACCTTCTGCCCCTATTCACATAGTAGTCATTGGATACGTTGAGTATGCTCACGCTAACAATGGCAAGATATATGTGAAAATAATGAACGGCTGGGAATTGAACGAATTGCACAACGTGAGTGCAGAAACTCCCAACAATAATGATGCATTAATCTACGAATCATCTACCTCACTTTGGAAGAACAAGACAATCGCGACTGCGTTAGGTTACACACCAGTACCTACTACACGCACACTGACCATCAACGGAACTGCCTATGACTTGTCTGCTGATAGGAGTTGGACGATTGCAGGACTATCAGATGGAGACAAGGGTGACATCACAGTTAGTGCAAGTGGTGCAACTTGGACTATTGATAACGGAGTAGTAGGTGTTGCTAAACTTTCAGCAACAGGTACACCATCCTCAACAACCTATTTGAGGGGTGATAATACTTGGGCAAGTGTTAGTGGTGGAGGAACTACGATATATAGTGGAGATGGGACACTTGCAGGGGATAGGATTGTAACAAGTAGTGGGTATGGTCTGACTATTTTAGGAGGTAAAGAAATTGTCACAAACAACCAAACTGCATTACAATTAAAAACATCAACAACAGGGAAGCAGGTTAGTTTATATTTAGTTAATACCAATACTACGACTGGTAAAACTTATGCAATAAGTTCAGAAACTGATGGTACTTTCAGAATCGGAGATACAACACAAACTGCTTTTGCAAGAAATAGTACTGGTCAAATTGCAATTGGGAATGTTGCTTTTGCTGGTAATGCAAATACAACAATATATGGATATACGAATAATACTGGAATATTAAAAATAACTGGTGCGGGAGGTTCTGTTGATGGAAATGGTCTTGAATTATTTTTTACTGGGAATACTTCTTATGCGTATTCTTATGATAGGGGAAGTTCAACTTGGAGGAATCTTGAATTTGGTGCATTAGCAACAACATTTAGGAGCAATGGTTCTACATCAATGACCCTAACCTCCGCAGGTCGCCTATTGTTGGGAACGACAACGGAGAGTACGTATTTGTTGGATGTCAACGGCACTGCGAGGGTGAGTGGGGCATTGAAATTAAATGGTACCACTGGTCAAGTAATAAATAGTATTGCTGCGGATGCTACTAATGGTTTGATGATATGGGGAAGCGGAAGCACTACTGATTTGGCTTTTTATGAT